TTAGCGCGAAGAGATAGCGCTGATATTGGTGAGCCTAGTAAATGGTTTTGCTAATTGTCCAGGGTGAATGCCAGGGTAAGTTTTATATATGAGTACCTGGATTTTATATATGAAAGTGTCCGGATCCAGAGGAGGCTGATAGCTAAGTAAGATTCTTATGTTAAAATTTTAACATTCTTATGTTAAATTAGACACATAAAAAAAGCCCCAGCTGGTGCTGAGGCTCTGGATCTATAATAGTTATTATTAATTAGAAATTATATCTTCTATTTCCCAATCATTAACACCATGAAAAAACATTTTATATTCTTTAATTCCAAAGTTTTCTAAACGATAAAATAAATAATCTTCATGATCATTTTGAGCAGTTAATTTATCAAACTTTTTATATTGATTTAATGTGATCATATTTTTCCTTTCTAAAAAAACTATACCACCGTGAAGAAATAATAACAAGCAATAAAAAACCCTTGCTAGCGATGGCTAAAGCAAGGGTTTAAATTCGTTGACCGTGTATAGCTAATCTATGCAACCGCCAATTCTAAAGCGGTTTCCATCGCTTTAGTTTTAATATTATCTTTACCGTTAGTAAAAAAGTTATTCTTTAATCTACTATCAACATTATCAGAACCGCCACGTAAATGGTCTTCATTGTAAGTAATACAATTGAATGCTTTCCATAATGTGTCATTACGTACAGCGTTACCTGTATGTTGCAATTTGAAAGTTTTACCATTGCTTTCAATACGATCATGCCAAACACCATAACAGCGATTGATTTGCGTAAGATTAGAACCTTCTAACTTATTAAAAGCATCGTAATTACTACCTTCTTTTTCATAAGCAGGTAATAACTTTGGATTGTAAACAAGAATAAAATATTTAAGTAAATCGTTTTCAACAACTTGCTTATTATTCAAAACTTCCGCTTGTTCTTTATATTCTTGATTTGATTTTAATGCAGTATCAATTTTAGATTTTACTAATTCCTCAAGTTCTGAAGTGAATTCAATTCTATGAGTAATACCTACCTTAAATTGAGTATTATCTTTAAGTGCATTAAGAAAAGTATTTGAACACCAAACACTAATATTAGTTGTAAGTATTGATGACTTGTCACGACCCGTATGAAAATTATTAAACATAACATACGAATTTACTTGATCATCACCAATATTAAAACTTCCATTAGTTTTTGCTAAAAACGTAACATACTTGTTACGATCATAACTAAAGCAATGCTCAAATTTAATACCAGTTTGTTCCGCAAAATAGTCACCAAGTTTTGCAATACTTTCATTTTGCATTGGGTGATAACTATCAGTTAAACCAGATACCATAACTTCTTTATCATCTTTTACTAAAGATAATAATTTATCACTTTCTTGAAGTGATCCGTTGTCATCGGTAAACTGAACGGGTTTAAGATCAACTTGCCAATCTAATTCCGCATTACGCATTAACTGTGAGCAGTTCATATCTTTACCTACAGCATTGAATTGATGTAAGCCTTTACCTGTTAAATCAAGTAGGCTAGACCATTCAAAGTCTTTTATTTGTTTCATCATTGTAAATCTACTTTCTGCCATCGCTGATATTTTAATAACATAATTATGGGATAATGCAAGTATTAATTTAACCATGAAGAAATAAAAAAACCCCGCCGAAGGCGGGGCGAAGCCCCCGAAGGGGGTGCGACATATTGTCGCACCGTGACGATTTTACTTGACTAATAAGCGGGTGCGTGTCTTAATTTTTCCTCCTCTAATTGTTCTTCAAGCCATTCATCAGCTTGAACTTCTGCGTCCTTCGGTGTCATTGTTTCATTGACCGTGAAACAATTAACCTCTTTGCCATTGTTCCAAACATTAAAAGTATGACTTCTATTCCAATAAATAGAAATGTCATCGTCATAAAAAAACCATAGACCGTTATACTTTGACATATAAATTCTCCTGTCTTTTAATAAATTCTTTCACGGTGGCTAAATCTTTATCAAGTACATCTTCATCAAAATAATCATAATTAAGATTTACACGAACGAACTCAACCAGATTAATTAATGCCAAAAATTCTTCTTCTGTCATAATCTTCCTTTCTGTTGTCCCATATATATAGGAACACGGACACCGTGTCAATAAAAAAATGCCCGACTAATTCGGGCATTTTCTCACGGTCATGTTATTAAGGAAGAAACTACATATTTTATTTTCTTAACCGTGATGTTTTGGTAGACGAAGCAAAAATGCTAGGGCGACCAAACTCTTTTTTAAATTGTTTGTAATATGCTTTTATCACGGCGGGATTAGTTGCCTGTTCCAATGTAATATCCTTGAAACTGTGACCGTGATCCTTTGGCAAGTCGCCGTTGTTAATGGCAGTCTTAATTCTTAAATCTGGCATTTTAGTGCCTCCTTTCTTTGTCCTCCTCTATTGATCGGCTGATGGGAGGGAATCTGATTATGTCCTAACTATATAGGAAAGTTATCCCCATGTCAATACCTAATCCAGAAGAACATAATATTCATCTGGGTAATGTTTTCTAAACCAATCTAGACCGTCAGAGAATGGGGCGTCATATTTTCCCTGTGCCTCACTTCCTTTTATTACATCGTAAACCGATAAAGCGTCAGCGGGAAGATAACATTGTTCCTCGCTAAATGGATTTGTCACGGTCGCACCATTTTCATATAATTCGCAATCGTGAGGATAGTCCATTAACTTTTTTGTAAGTTTAACTTTTATCTTCATAGTCTGTCCTTTCTTTATTATCCTAACTATATAGGATAGTTATCCCCATGTCAAGAACTATTTTCGCGGAGCGGAGCGAAGCGTCGCGGTCGCAGAATCCCGCGAAGCGGGGTGCGACAATTTGTCGCAGGGCATTTCGTCGCGGTCATAGGATCGCGGATCTTTTCACGTGAAAACACCACCGCGAAGCGCGGAGCGTCGCCGTGACATTTTGTCGCAGATATACCACCACCTCCCCCACCCTATATGGGAGGGGTGAGATTTACCGCGAATCGCGGACATTGTCAATAGGACATAGTGTCGCAGGTAAATTTAGACCAAAAAAAAAGCGTCGCGGTCAAACTCTCATTTCTAGTGGTAAGGGCGAAAATAAAAAAGATTCTAAATCTTCCCATTTTGTTGGCGGTGGCAGAATTAAACTTTGACCGCCGTATAAAAAACCATGTTCCTTGAGTTCGCGTCCTTTGTCGCCGTCGTACAGTTTGAGAAGCTTTGATCTCGTATCACGGACAAGATAATAGTTTTTCCCACCATTGCGGAAATTGTTGTAATTCCATGAGATTTGTAACGGTGACAGATTTATTGAATTTTGCCTAATACATTTTAATTCAAGCCAAATAACCACGCCGTCGCGTATTCCGTATATATCTGGTACACCGCCACCGTGCCGATTTTCAATTCTAGACCAATGGGCGTCGATGTTTTTCATTATCTCACGCCCAAAGTTTGATTCTGGTTTAACTGTCATTTTTTCTCATATTGAGAAAGCACAGAATATATTACACCGTTTTTATTTTTTGCGACCGCGATAGTTTGTAAAGCTTCAGCAATTTTTAAAGCGGTTTTTTTATTTTCATGTCCCTCTAAATCGTGTAATGTGTAATTACTTGGTAAAGATTCATATTTAGTTTCTTTTAATACAAAATACATTTTTAATCCTTTCTTTAATTATTTATATCCTATTAACATGGGACAGCTTAACTGTCAAGCACAAAACCGCTATAATCTTTTCTTGCTTTACCTTTAGCAACCAAACCCGCAATAGTATTTTTACCGTCAAGAAATCGCAAGTCGTGGGCGTCAGCATTTACAACCCTAAATCCTTTGTACATGTTAGGAAGTTTTTTTCTAAATACGGCTGATATGTTTCCGCCTTTTTTTAGAATATCAAAGGCTTGTTTTTTATTGTCTTCATTGAGGCTATATAATAAATAATAATTACTTGGTAATTTGCCATTGACATAAGACAAAGCCCTATTATAAATTTTAGTATAATCGTACCATTGAATTGATTTAAATTCTTCCATAAGTCCTGTATTTTCCCATGATATATCCGAAGTTCCATTTAATCTTATACAAGGAATTAAATCTCTTTCTTTTGCTTTTGCTATAAATGATTTAATTTCTTTTCTAATTTTATCTAAAAATGTTTCTCTCTCTTGAATATACCACCTCGTTTTATTTATTCTTCCTTGTTTAACATTATCAAAAGCACCATGCCCCGCAGTATACAAACACGCTTTTTTGCAACCGTTGGAGGCTTGAGGGCAAACATTAAAACCAGATTGATTTGAAGGAGCAAGATATAATATGGCGGTTAAATAACCATATTTTTGACCTTTTATTGTTTTGGCGTTATTATCAACATTTAACAATTTTTGAGATTTAATAAATTTTAATTTCTTCATAAATTATCCTTTCTTTATATCCCAATATCATGGGAGTAATTATAAGTCAATCATAAATTTGAGTTTTAATTGTTCTAATACAACTTTCAATTCTTGATAATTCTTGGTCTATTAAATTTTCATTACTTACTTTACCCATATCTAAACACTTTGAATATGATCTAACTAAATGAATTAAATCCATATCTAAAATATTTATATGTTCGTCTTTAGATGTTGAATAATGTTGGTTTAATTCTTCATTGTGCATATCGCAAGGCGTTTTTCTTTTTTCTAAAACTTCTTGAACGTCTAATAAATCTTTTACTTTCATTTTTAATCCTTTCTAATATCTCCTATTAACATGGGAATAATTAAATGTCAATACCTATGATTTGGATAATTAGGTTTTTTAATTGCATATTTAGAATTTGGCGGTGGTGTATATCCGTTTTTAACTTTGTCGCGGTATAATGCGCCAAGCACAGAATTTTTCGATTTGTCAAACATTCGCCCCACTTCTCTCGCGGTGTGAGTATGCCACAATCTTTTTGCTCTTTCTATATTTTCATCAGTCCAAAATTTTTTCATTTTCAATCCTTTCTATTTATCCTATATACATGAGAGTTATCCCAATGTCAAATAAAAAATAAATTATTTTATTGTTGACTTTTACTTTACATGAGATTATATGGGATATTATTAACTTGGTTGCCGACAATGAAAAGTCTCGAAGGTTATCAGTATTGTCTGTAAGTTTTTGGAAACAGAAACGACAAAGAGATTTCAGTATCGACTGAGACGATACAGGCTAACGGCTATAAAAATATACCTGTCTCGATGAATTAACATCGTGAGTATAAAATATGCCAAGTTAATAAATGTGTTGGCAATGAGGTGTAGTCCTTACTCGGTTGATCAGAAGTCCGTTCTACACTTCCATACACAATAGCGTAAGCGACGGAGTTATTCGGATAAGTCTTACGCAAAATTATAGAAAGGAAATTATGACCGAAGAAGTACATTATCATAGTAAAAGTAAAGGTGAAGATATTCCTGTTTCTGAAATGTCAGATTTATATGTTCGTCGTGCTTTTAAGAAAATGATTATGAAAGAGAAAAAAAGAAATGATAATAAAGAAGCATTAAAAGTAAATATTAGAAATGCTATGATGTATTTAGAGAAAGCATTGGAGGAATAAAATTATGATTAAATACAAATGTAAATTAATACCAGATAAAAAATACATTAAAGATTTTTGTCTTACTTTTGAATGTGAAAATGAGCAAGACGCGGAATGTGAAACTTATGTACATTTAAAAGAAAATATTCAAGATTATTTTGATATAGAGGTAGAAGATGAATGAAAAATTATTCTGGCGACGCGTCAATAATTTAATTAAAATTATTAATGCAATTCAAGATGACATAGTATATAGAACTATGTGGGAAAATAAATTAAAAGAATTAATGCAGAGAAAGGACGTGTATGAGTGATGATTTTCAAATGCCAGAGTATTACAAATCAATTAAAAAACCACGAGCAGAAGAGGAATTAGTCAAAAGAAAATGTTTTCGTTGCAACAAAGAGTCAAAAATGGGCAAATTTGAGAGGTATTGCAGTCCTACTTGCAGATATCACGCGACACGGAACTATACAAGTGGTTATAAGGTGGGGTATTAATGTTTATTTTTATTTTTTGGAAACTTATTCTACTTATTCTTCTTCTTCTTTTTCTAATAAGTTTTTTGTAATGTCGGTAATTTCTTTAACCTCTACACCAATAGATTCGCCATTAATAACATTATGATCGCGTATTTCTTTCAATTTTGCTTCTAACTCTGGGCGTGACATATTATCAAGAGAAGCTGTTACAACCTCTTTTCTATCAACATAGAACCCCGCAAGTTGACCGCGACGGTATTCAGCATTTACGGCGGGACCCATTTGTCCGTTCGTTACAGCCGTATCGCGCAACCGTGACAGTTCTCTTGCGTGTTTGACAAAATCTATTTTACTTGCTTCAGCATACTCACGTTGAAGATTTTCAATAGCTATAACAACCTTTGGAAAATACTTGGGATTTCTTAGGTTACAAGCTTGTGACACAGCGGACTTTTCAGAGTACCCCGCCTGTTTTGCACATTCTGTTTGTGTTAGTCTTCCATTTTCTTTGACAAATATCTCAACAAAAGCTCTTTGCTTCGGTGTAAGCTCACCGTTTCTAATTTTAGGCATATTTTTAGTTTAGTACATTTTTTCACTTCTGTATAGTTTTTTATTTTTGAACTATATAATATAATATATTAAATTCATCTCAAAAATCTTATCTATTTTGATGGGATATATCCTATACTAAGGTTACGTCTGGTTACGTCTGGTTACGTGGTAAAAGTAACGTATTTATTGTTATTTATCAGTTGGTTACGTGTAAAGTTACGTGGTTACGTCATATTTGAGAATAAAAAAATATTTTTTTTTATTTTGAAAAAAAAACTTCTATACAAAGTGATTTTGTCCTTGACATTCCCATTAATATATATATAGTCCCAATTAAATAGTTATCATGCATGGTAACTGAGTATGGCTGAACAACAATAACAAAGTTGTAAGGCACATTTCTTAGAAAGTATGGTCAAATGACTGAGATTCTAAGAGGTGGTACTGAAGTACCGTTATCTTCTTAAAAGGTTGATTTGTCGGGAAAAGGTTGGAGGTAGTCAAAGAATCCTTCTGCTCAACACTTAGAAAGGATTATATGAA